GAACGCGGTGTCCAAGGTAGTCGTGCCGATGTCTCCATACCCGAATGCATGAAGCAAGGCACTGTTGTACTGGCGACCAAGACCTAAGCGGTCAATGATCGGGCCGAGTGTTTCGTTGCCGGTCGTGCCGTCATTGCCCCCACAACTTGCGTCGTAGCGTTGGTGACGAACACCAAGCACCGGCCTGATTTGTGCAACGTCTCTTGTAATCATGTTTCCATCCTCAAATAAAAGTTGCAGTCACCAACCTTATGGTGCCCAGTCAACGCCAGTCAACATAGCAACGGCCTTCTCATGGCGAAGACCCAAGTCGTGCTCAGCGATGGCTCTCACCACAGTCTGGTCAAGTGAGAACGCTGCTTGCACGTTCGACCCGTCGTGATACGCAGCTTCCTGCGAAGCATCAACGAGCAGTCCCATGCTCTCGCCGATTAACACTTGGGCGAAGTCCACCAGATAGATTTCCGACTCATCGTCCGACCCTGCGCCAGTCGTATCGAGCGTGATTGGAATATTCGTGGTCACCCCAACCGGATAGCCCCAGAGCGTGCCACGGTTCAGTTCCTCACGGAGTGGCGTGTTGCCATTGCCGTCTTGGATTGTGGCAAGTGTGATCTCTGTGCGAGGAGCCATCATCCATCCCGGTGAAATCATCGGAATGTTTGCGCTCTTCAAAGCTATGACGAGTTTGCCCAAGTCCTCGAAGACATTGGCAAGCGTCTTGGCCTGACACGCAATCTTCTGGTTAGCCACACACCAGTTCGCAATCCCCTTCGGCGTGGCGCTTGTGCCAGTGCCTCGGATGAAGGACTCATCTTCCTTCGTTGCCATTGCACTGACGAGGTCATCTCTTACGACCGCATCCGCTGACGGCGAACTGTAGCGAAGTAGGTCGTTGCTGATGGGGGTCAAAACTGCGAGCTTCTTGAACGTGAGCGTGAGTTGTCCGAATGTTTCCTCGGACTTCGTCATGTTCGTATTCTCACCCACATACGTTGCCGATGCGCCCGTGGCAAGCTTCGGGAACTTCACCGTGCCAGTTGGCATCTGGACAGTTCTCGCACCCATCTTCCGCACGATTGACCGCGCTCGTAGAAGCTCGATGACCTCGTTGGAAAATTCAGTCGGGACGAGGAACCCACCAGCCGTTGCGTTCCCGGCAGCGAGAGCCTTGGTCTGTGCTGCGGTCATCGCCTCGGCAATGTCCGTATCGCCCCACTGCGTCAGAATCTCCACGACACCAGCGGAGCCTAGCTTGTGCATCTTGGCTGCTGCCATCGCACGCACGCACCGACCAAACGCCAAACCCTTCTCGCGCTTCGGTGCTGCTACTTTTTCCTGCCCCCCGATCAAGGGGTTCGCCCAACGCTTTGCCCACGGGCCGTTCGGGTCGTTGGCGACGGCCTCGACATTCTCCCGAACGATGTTGGCAACGTCGCTGCCAATCTGTTCCTTAACGACTGGCAGGGTTATTTCCTTCACGAACTCTGCTAGTTCTTCTCGCGTCATCTTGCTCATCGTGTTCTCCCACACTAATCGATGCGACCGCGCATAGCATTCACGCTAGTTCGCACCTCTGACCGCACCGATTCTCCAATCGTCTGCGTTAATGCCGACCGAATCGAGTCGGCAAGATTGTCCAAGTCTACGTCCAACATCTCAGGCACATTCTCCGCAAGCTCAAGCACTACATCATCAAGCGAGTCCAACGCTTCCTTGACCGGCGTAAGCGAAGCCTCGCCGTTAGTAACATCTTCCTCGTCATCCTCGTCATCACGACGAAGACTGTTCTGGTATTCATCAATGCCGACGATGCACCGCTTCGATATATCCTTAATCTCGTTCAAATCTTTACGAAGTGCGTCAATGAGCTTGTTCGCTTTCGCCATCGACACGCCTTCTTCAGCCGGTTCCTGCTTGGTCGTTGCATCCATAGGGTGTTCCTGCTCATGCAATGAAGCCGAGAGCGTCACGGCCTCATCCTCAAACCCAAAGTCATCCAGCAGTCGCGCCAGTTCCTGATCCGTCAGCACCTCTGCTGACTTCGCTTGGGCGCGTGTCCGTGCCTTGATAAATGCTGCCCAGCTACTCGCATCGCGTTCCCACGGTGCGGTGCGATCAAATTCTTTGAAGTGCTTGGCAAGGTGTCGCTGCACTGCGCCCATATCCTCGGAGGGAAAAGTTGTCTGGTCAAGCCGACCGGACGCAGCCACCACGCCACGCCATACGACGTAGCCATCTTTTGACCGGTGATGAGGCAGCTTCATGTCGCCGAACTTCTCAGGCACGGCAGCGGTCGCCCATGCGTAGTGTCCGGCGATACGCCGACGCTCTTTGCCTTTGAGTTCTTCCCACGGCTGATCAACGTAGTCGCCGAGTGTTGGCTTGCGCCATGACTCATCCATCGGCGCAGTTTCCGTGGATATATTCGTGGGCGAGATGCCTTTATGAACTTCCGCGAGGTTCAGCGTGTCGAGGGTTTTCTCAGCCCAGTCACGCATGACTTCGGTATCGAGTCCCTTGAGGCCAGCAGCCATCAACGCTTGCGCGTTCGCTGGCACAGGCACGACACTGAATTCCAGAAGCTCCTGCGTCTGGAAATCCACGCCACTTCTTTCCTCGTTGTAATTGAACGTCAGTGGTCGAAAGCCGACTGATGCGCCCTTGAGGAACCCGGCCTTGAGCATCTGAAAGACTTGCTCTGCGAGAGGGTTCAATTCTTTCGACGCGAATTCTGCTGTAGCAACGAGGCCGTCGCCCTGCTGCTCAATGCTGGTTGCCTTTGCGACCGGCAGCGCATCGTAGTCATGGGCGAACAGCACCACAGGGTTCTTGAGGAAGGCTGACAAGTCCCAACCCTCTGAATCAATAACATCCTTCTCGCGGTCAGGTGCGCCAGTGGTGATGGTGAACTTGATCGAACGGTCATCCTCAACCTCGACCTCGCTCACGAACTGCTTCCGCAGAACAACTTTGGACGGAGCTTTTCCGCTGGCAGCTTTCTCGCGCCACGCTTCAACATCCGCAAGCGACTTTAGGAATTTCGGTTCAGCCATTCGCCCTCGCTATCGGAGCAGGGCAGTACGAATTCTAAGGAGAAGCAAAAAGAATTCGCACCGCCCAGACTCCACCACCATTCACCGACCCACTGAAAACTATGCGCCAAGGAAACACAAAACACAACTACTCGGCAACCTTTCGTCCGATCAGGCTGCCCACGTACTGCTTCACAGTGTTTGCCTCTGCCCAATAATCAAAGCCGTATAGCCCAAAGTGGTCGAGAACAAAGTCATTCTCTGGAATAGTAATCTTCATACCTTGCCCCTCGGCGAAGCCCAACCACCAGTTCACGCACGCCCGTTCGACTGTCGCTTCGCGTTGTGTGCCATAGGCCAACTCCAAGCCATGCACGGCGAGTTCTTCAAAACCTTCGTGCAGGGCTAGCGCAATTTGGTAGGCGAACGTGCAGGAGAAATAGGGTCGATACTTTTCCGACAGCATCTCCACTGGGAACACAATCGCGTTCTTGTTTTCAGGGAACGGCTCGGTCGTATAGATCGGCACCGGGCATTCGCGGAGCCACTCCATGTCGTACTTGTCTTGAATTGGTTCCGTAGGCGTATGCAGTTCAAACCACCGGTCAGCCCTTAACCGGCCTTCGTTATCTCGTAACGCATTCCAGAAGTTGTTAATCCCCCAAACCTCAAACTCATCCGAGTAGAGAGGCAGATCGCTCAACGACTTTCCTGCACCCGTGATCGCCACCTTTTTTCGTGGTGGCTCCAAATGATGCAGCACGCCATTCCTCACTTCCATCGCCGCGTTGTGAGGACTCAGGTCGCACGGCAACCGCAGCGGTCGGCTCATCTCAGACGATCTTCCTCAGTCGCAGCAGGGCATACGCCACCGCCATTCCACCGCCACCTTCAAGTAGGTTCTGCCACTCGTTGGCATCGAATACAGAATTACTATGCAACTGCGCCACGCCTGAGATCACCACGAACAACACCACGATTGGCACAGAGCGCAGCAAGGCTTCGACCATGCGGTAACGAATATCGTCAGAGTCTTTCATCCAGCGTTGTTTTCGTTTAGGCATTTTCTTTTTTGGCAATGATGTTCTGGAGTGCCACCACGGCGTCGATTACCTTACGAGTTGCAGCCTCGACTTCTTCGTCATCGAGTAGGTCGCGGTCGGCTCCACGCTCCGCGATACCCAGCACGCTCTTAACCAGATACACGGCTGCGTCCTGCTTATATTGACCCTTGGTTGTCACCAGCTTTTCCACCCATTGGATCGCGTCCACGATATACGGGAGCAACTTCATGCCGATTGCGAGGAATCCCATTTTCATTTCTCCTTGTGGGTTGGTGAGACGAATGCCCGTTGCACGAAACTCACGACGGCAACAAGCGTGGAGATGGTGATGGCTAACTGATCGGTGGTGAGTTCCAGACCAAAGGCAGAGGCGAGAGCCACGGCAACCGTGATGATGCCACCCAGTAGCACCGGTTCGTTCTTCATGGTCTGTTTGCCCTGCATGATATTTGTGATGGCGCGTTTGACGGTGTTGGCTGCTTGCCGACGCGACTGGCGATCAAGCTCTCGGCCTTCCAAGAAGTTTTCGACAGTACGCCCTACGACCCAGCCAACCACTTTGGTTTTTAGTTTGCCAATCATTGCTGAGACATAACCACAAGGCACAGCACGAACCTATCGTCGGCAAGCCAGCGGTCGATTACCATCGGCTGGGAAGAAGAAAAGAAGAAGCAGCCAATGGCAAGAGGCACGACCGGCCCGTGCTGTGGCTTCTGGCTAGGTCATGCGAACTCCTTGCCCTTGACACTGACCGCGCACCGGCAGTTCGGGTGCGCCGGGGCAGTCACGAAACTTTTGCCACCGTTGTCCGTGAAGGTTTTGCCAAACGGGACAGGCTTGTTCGCAGCCAACGACAAGCACTGCTTACACGCACCAAACCCGGCAACAAGCCACCGACGTTTCAAGAGACTGGTGTCCAGCTTTCCCGATTTCGACGCCACGTTCCACAGCATGTCCTGTCCTGCCGACGCGGCGTAGGCCAACTCGGTTCGGGCA